CGGGAACATACAGCCCCTACGGCTATTAAGGACTAATTATGGCAACACAACAAAGCCTCTTCGGAGCAACTCCGGAGAGCATTCAACAAGCACGAGCAGCGGCTCTTAATACAGAGGCTGCGCAGTATGCTCAGATGGATCCCTTCCAACGGGCCTCCTTCGGTATTTACAAAGGAGCTAACCAACTAGCAGGTGCTGTAGGCGGTATGCTTGGTGGACAAGACCCTCAGATGCTTCAAATGCAGAAGCGTCAGCAATTGCTTCAAGGAGTGGATACAACAAACCCTCAATCGCTTATGGAAGCTGCTCAGCGGGCTTCTCAAGGAGGAGACTACCAAGCTGCTCAGGAGCTGGCGACACGTGCTCAAGCAATGGTTAAAGCAGGCTTAGAAGGCCAGAAAACAGCGGCTGATACAGCGGCCTCCGTAGCAACCACAGCAGGTAAACAGTTTGATATGTCTCCTGTAGGTAGAGGCGAGGGCTTGGCTAAGACGGGTAAGTTCACCTCTGAGAGCATTGCTAAGTATGTTGCAGGTGAGGGTAATCTGGTTCCTATTGACAACCTAACTAAGCCTACAGCAGACTTTGCTGCTAAGGCAGTTGAGCTTGGTTTTGGTCAGAAGGCACAATATGGCAGCTATTCTCCCCCAGAAGTGGCGGCAATTAACTCAGCTTTGCTTAGAGAAGAGATGGGTAAGAAAACAGCTGGTGCTCCTAAGACAGCGATCAGCTTGGGCGGTAATAAGTATGCTGAGAATGTTGGCGGTAAGATGGGTGAGGCAGACGTAGCTAACTTCCAATTTGCTCAAACCATTCCCGCTGCTTTGTCTAAAGTTGATGAAACACTTAATATTCTTAAGAACTCCGACATCAATACAGGCATCGGTGCTGAGATGTTTACAACTCTTGACCGCGCCCGTACTAAGTTTGCAGCCGATAAGAAAGCCGGTATTCGTGTATCTAATACAGAATATCTGAACTCCCTGCTAGGCTCTGAAGTGTTCCCTCTTATTCAGTCGTTGGGTATTGGTGCTCGCGGGATGGACACCCCTGCTGAGCGTGAGTTCTTGCGTGAGGTTATGACAGGAACTATTAATCTTGATAAGAAAACTCTTGTTCGGATGGCGGAGCTTCGTAAGAAAGCGATGATTGGGACGGCTGAGCAGTATAACAAGAATGTAGACAGCGGTGAACTTGATAACTTCTTTGCTGCTTCTGGTCGAAACAAGAGTAAGATTAATATTACAAGCAAGCCTGCCGGTCTTTCAGCAACTGACCAACAAGCCCTCTCTTGGGCTAATGCGAATGCTAACGACCCGAGGGCTACGGCAATTAAACAGAGATTGGGACAATAATGGCTACATTTGATCCAGATGCTTATTTAGCACAAGGAGCTTTTAATCCGGACGCCTACTTAGGGGAAACCCCCGCTCCGCAGGAAAAAGCACCGAATGCCTTCCTTATGGGTTTGAAAGACCCCATAAGCGGTGGCGCTCAGCTTCTCCCACGAGGGCTAGAACAAATAACCTCCCTTGGTGGGCTTGTCCCAAACATGATGAGTAAATACTTTGGTGGGGAGGCAGCTCGGGTAGATGCTATGGTTAAACAAGAGCAAGAAGCCTACGCCGCTCAGAGAAAAGCAGCAGGAGGAGAGGGTTTTGATGTTGGTCGGTTAGCTGGTAATATTTTAAATCCGGCCAATGTTATCGGAGGCGCCCGGGCTGCTCCATATGTTGCAGGCGCTATTCAAGGAACCTTACAGCCTGTAACCGGAGAAGACTTTGCACAAGAGAAAGCAACTCAAGTTGCCGTAGGTGCTGTTGGTGGTCGGGTTGGAGAAGTAGTTACTAAAGGCATTGGTCGGGCTTTGTCCCCCCTACAAAGTAAGGCTGAGGCCACAATGCGTGAACTAGGGATTGTTCCCACTCCGGGTCAGTCCCTTGGTGGCACCTTTAAGAAAATGGAGGACTTTGCGCAGAATCTTCCTCTAGTAGGTGAGAGTATTCGGACAGCACGTGAGAAGGTTTTGTTCAACTTCAATAAAGGAGTTATTAATAAAGCACTTGCAAAGGTGGACGATAAATTACCATCAGATGTTATTGGTCGCGATGCTGTAGCTTACGCCGCTGAGCAAGTATCTAATAAATACGATGACGTACTTAGTAAGATGGGCTTCAACCTAGATTTTAAAACAACGTCAGGTATCTTGAATGCTTTAGATACGGCTCCTTTATCATCAGCTGCTCAAAGGGAGCAAGCCTCTACGATCTTGAATAACACAGTTCTTTCTCGGTTCTCTGGGCAGAATCTAACAGGTTCGGAATATAAAGCTATTGAGTCTGATCTTGCAAAGCAGGCAGCTTCTTACTCATCCAGCGCCACCGCCGCTGAGAGAGAAGTCGGCCAAGCTTTGAAGGGTGTATTAGATGTGTTTAAGAAAGAATTATACCAACAGAACCCTAAGTTCACATCGCAGCTTAGGCGTATTGATAGCGCCTATGGTGATCTGAAGGTGATGGAAAGAGCAGCCGCAAGTGGTGGGGCTATTAACGGTGTGTTTTCTCCCTCACAGTATAGTGCCGCTGTTCGTCAATCAGACCTTTCTAGGGGTAAGGCACGCTTTGCCCGAGGAGAGGCAAGAAACCAAGACGTGTCAGAAGCAGCTATGCAAGTTATTGGCAAAGACGCTTCTTCCACTTTGGAGGGCAGACTAGCTATGGGGAGCCTCGGAGGAATTGCAGCTTTTTCTCAGCCACAGTTTGTCCTCCCCGCAGCAGCAGCAGCTATGGGGCTTTATAGTCCTGTTGGTATGAGAGCTTCAGATGCCCTGTTACGAAGCCGTTCACCACTCGTGTCTCAACTTGGTCAGCAAGCCGGAAGAGCTGCACCTATTACAGGAAGTATCTTTAGCGGAGCAGCTCTCGAAGCAAATAGATAAGGAACCATAATGAAAGAACAACTACTAAAGCAGCTAAAGCGTGACGAAGGCTTGGTATCTTCTGCCTACCAAGACCACTTAGGCTATTGGACTATCGGGTATGGCAGATTGGTTGACAAACGGAAAGGAGGTGGTTTATCTCCCGAGGAAAGCGCGTTTCTTCTAAATAACGATGTGGACACCCGCATCAAGGCCTTAGAAGCAGCTTTCCCGTGGTTCAAAGGCATGGACGAGGCCCGTAAGGGGGTGTTGGTAAATATGTCCTTCCAGATGGGTGTGGATGGCTTGAAAGCCTTTAAGAACACCTTGGCCTCCGTAGCCAACGGGTTGTATGAGAAAGCAGCTTCTCAGATGCTGGATAGCCTATGGGCTACACAGACGCCTGAGAGGGCTAAGAGGCTGTCAGACCAAATGAAAACCGGAGAATGGCAATGATCTTAGACAGTTTGTTAAGCATTGGCGGTAAGCTGATTGATAAGCTGATTCCAGACCCTGTAGCGAAGGCTCAGGCTCAATTGGAACTGGTGCGGCTGGCTCAGGAGGGAGAACTCACTAAGATGGCTCAGGAGGCTTCCTTGTACAAGACAGAGCAGGAGAATACAAGCCAGCGGTGGTCTTCCGATATGGTTAGCGATAGCTGGATGGCTAAGAACATCCGTCCTGCTACGCTTGCCTATATCCTTACAGCCTACTTAGGGCTTGCAATTATGGATGGGAACGGCTTTCATGTGGCCGAGTCCTACGTAACTTTGTTGGGTCAGTGGGGTATGTTGGTTATGTCTGCCTACTTCGGTGGGCGCACATTGGAGAAGATTATGGAACTACGTAACAAGAAGGACAAATGATGAAACCCGCAAAGAAACCTGCTCCGATGCCCATGCGAGGTAGTCGAACTGCAAAGCACAAAGCAGCTAAGAAGAAATAAGAAAAGCCCACACTAGAGCAATCCTGTGTGGGCTTTTTTGGTTTAGAAGATTAGATAAATAACAACAATACCAAGGTAGATGTTGATGGAGGTGTTCTGAGCCTTATCGAAGGTCATTACCTCTCCTTCATCCATCATACTTACTAGGTCTGTGTCAATACCAAAGACAAGACCTGCTTTCCATTCCCAATCAACTAGCATTGATTTTCCTCCATTCTTTATCCATTTCTTCGTGGGCTTTGCGATAAGCTCTTTCGGCTGCTAAGAACTCATGTTTGTACTTATCAGCGAGTTCACTGGCGTCCCACATAGCATCTTGTTTCTTATGATACTCTTCCTGTAGGTTTTTAAATAGCTCCATAGTTTCTCCTTAGATTTCGCACTGACCAGCAGTGCAAGCAAGTGTTTGAGCACCTTCAACGTTGTCCGTATTCTCATACAGATGATCCCAATTAATCCCTTTAGGCATTTCTGCTTCAAAGGCTACATATTCTTCCTTCGTAATAGCCTCATAAGGAGCCTGTCGATACGTCCCTCCATCCATAGGTAGAAAGCTAACACCCGTGATTTCATCAAAATGCTCCCATACTTTAGCACCAATGATTGGCCACTCGTCCTCTTTCACGCTAATGGTAACGGAGGGCTTATGCTCACAATAATGACGCTGGTACAACAACCAAAGCTGTAAGTGCTTCTCAGCACTCAAGTCTTCACGCAACAAAGCACCTTCTTTAACTTGCATAGGGAAGCTGAAGATGGTTGTGCTATCAGGCTTCATTACACAAACCTCTGAAGGAAACCCCTGAATCTTCAAGAAGTCTGTCAGAGGGTCTTTATTATCGCTCCTTACGCGACGAATAAAGAAACGACTATGTTGAGGATGGAGCCCACTAGCAGTATTACTAAGCTGGCTGACAGTCCCTTCTGGTTTGATAGCGGTAATTGCCACAGAAGGATTGATGCCAATATCATTAGCAAATTGCTTATTTGTATCCACAGCATGTTGTTTAAGTTTCTCTAGAAGCTTTGGAAGATTTTCATCATCCGGGTTATTCAATAAAAGATTGTCCAGAGGGCCTGTCATCGACACACCCAGCAAACGCTCTTCTTCTGTATTCTGCTGCCAAATCTTACGGAGATAAGGGAAGTTTGTCATTGTGGACTGGAAGGTTCCCAAGATGGTAGCCATTTCAATCTTATCTAGCAGGGTTTCTTCTGTGTCTTCTGGTCGCACAATAACACTGCTTAAATTGCAAAATTGAAAAGGCCGTAGAATAATTTCTGAGCAGGGGTTTGTTCCATAAGCATGGTTACCTGTGTCCGTAATAACTTCAATGTTTGTAATTTTCATTTCCATTCCTCTTCTGCATGTGTAAGCCGATGACAATTTGAACAGAGCAAGATACACTTATCAAGCTCTTCTTTTACTACTTTCCATTTTCTCCCCATCAAAGAACCGGGATCGGCTTCTTTTTCTAAAGGGTCTACATGATGGAAATCATATACAGCCGGATGAAATACCCCACTACATCTAGAACAAGCACCTCCCTTGTAAGTGATAGCTTTCAGCTTTGTTGCTCTCCGTAGATTGCTCACTGTAGCTGCGTCACATGTTTTACAATATCCGGCTCTTCCGTCAATACATTGCTTATGTTTTACAAATAAATCTAAAGGTTTTGTTTCTTTACATTTATTACAAACCTTATTAAACACTATCTCCTACTTTCAAATCAATAGCTGCTTTGTTATTTACAAGCTCATTTGACTCAAACGTCTGCTTACTCCCATCCTCTAAAGTCACTACAACCTGCACAGCGCGTCTTCCGTTCTTATTAGCCTGTAATTTACTAGCATAACGATTAAAAATACCACGCTCACCAGAATGACTCTCATAGATGCTGCTCCATTCTCGCATAAACTGGCCTACGGAGGGCTTAACGTCATACACAGCACTGTTGTTAGCTAGTGCCCGTTGTCCGTTACCGTCCCACCAATTACCTGCCTTAGCCTTAGCCATGTTGTCATCGCCGAGGTCAGATAAACTAATCATTGCGCTTCGTCGAACTCCGCCCACAACAACAACTTCCCCGATCTTACATAGAATGTCATGTGCTTCGAGAGAAGTGAGTTTTCGACCAACAGCACCCTTGAACTTAGCAATGACGTATTTAAACAAGTCCACCAAAGGCTCGGGGCCACTTGCACGGCCACCGAATGTTTTAAGTCGTGCTCCGGCAGGTCGTACAGATGATACGTCCCATTTAGGAATCTCGCCTGCATAAAGCAGGGCAAACACCTGTCGTAGCGCCTTAGCCCATCCTTCTTTGGAGTCTTTAACGCCAATAACAGTGTTGCTATTGTACAACACTTCTGGAACCTCTGGAAGCTTGTTAACATATTTCTGCTCCACACTATAACCAACACCAGTACCGCAGAGCAGGATGTACATACTCTCATCAAAGCTCTTAGGGTCATCAATTGTCAAGTAGGCACAATTGTAGCCTGCAACGTTCTGTCGGTCAAGAGCCTCACCAGCGGTCATGATGGAGCGCATCGAAGGAACAACTTCCAAGTTGGTCACAGCCTCTTGTAGACGACCACGGAGAGCCTCTGTAAGTACATAGCCGTGGTTCTTTTGGAGGTGGGTCCCCATGAAGTCAAAATAACGGCTAACTGTCTCAGGCCAATGCTCTCGTCGGCCTTCTTTGTCTAGGAAGCGGCTGTACCGACTTTTGCTGATATACGTCTGGTATGGGGACATTTCATTCTTGGTCATTCGTTCCTTCTTTTTCATAAACATATAATTGGTCAAACTTCTTAAACTTGTCGACAAAAGCAGCAGCTGCTAAGAAGTCATCAACGGTTTGCCGTCGAAGCCCTCCTGTGATGTAGCTGCTCTTGATATAGGGAGTGTAGTAGCCCATTACTCAGGCCTGTGTTTTTGTTCAAACCACAAGAGAAACAGCAAGCAGCAAATAGCATGTGCTAGATGGCTTTTGTTTGTCTCGGGGTCTTTCTTCTCTCCTGAGTTCCAATCAGCAAGGTGTCGATAAGCAGCGTCAATATATCGCTCTTGAGCATTAGGCACAATCTTCCAGTTATCAGATGCGTACTTCTTAGCTCCGAAGGTGAGTACCTCCACAACCTCTTGCAAGGCTTTGAAGGGCAGCAACGACCACCGAGGCTTATCGCTGTCGTATTTAACTCCCAAGGCTGCGGAGGCGCTTTTAGCAGCTTCGGAGGCTGAGGCAGAAGCATTCTTGGCTTGGTCAGAAGCGCGAATACGATGAAGCTGTTGAAGCATCTGTTCCATGACCTTCTCTCCTTCCATGCTAGAGGTGTCATCTGGAACATCCTTCAGGAAGTCTACCGCCACCCACTTAGAGCCTCCAGCATCACAATGAAAGCAGGGGCCTTCGTTCCAAGGAAGTGCTTCGTAGAAACAGTTGTTACAATTCTGTGCCATATTTAATTCCTTTTTGCTTCTGGATGATATATTTTCTTTGCAGCTAAGTAGGCTGCGTGGGCTTCTGCTTCGGTGTCAAAGCAACCCAGATGTTTTTGTTTATAGTTTGTTTCTATCTTCGCCCGCCAACGTACCCCTCTTGCATACGTCCCTCGTACTTTGTTGTTTTGCAAATTAACACCTTGCGACACTTCCCGTAAATTTAACAATCTATTATTTCTTGGATTCCCATCAATGTGATCTATGACCGTAAGAGAGCTTTGTGAATGAGCTAAGGCGTAAATTATGCGGTGCGCGTAGTAGAGAGTATAGTCTATGCGAACTTGAATGTAGCCGCCTCGGCTTAAGAAGCCCGCCACCGTGCCCATTTTTGCAGCGCCTCTGCTTATTTTCCAAAGTAGGTTTCCCGTCTCTTCTTCGTACCGGAGCAACTCAGAGATTCGCTGTAGGGGTAAGTCGTTGGCCATATTTTCCTTTCAGGTATTCAAGACTAAGAAACATTTCATCCGAAGTGCCGTCTTTAACTTCATTTAAAACCACCAAGCCTCTCCAGTGTTTGTTACTGAGCTGGTCTAAATAGTCCTCATCGTGTTGGTAGTAACTACCGGCGATAATAGCCGTAATCGATTTGCCATCAGCCCTTTTCCCATAAGCTACCTGCCGACCTTGCTGATGCCCACAAACAACAGATTGGTGTAACTTGGTGATTAACTGCTGGGCTGAACCTGTGGGTCGCCCCATAGCGCCGCTCGGGAAATAATGACTAAAACCAATACCACTAATAAAAACAGGCTTTAAGAATCCATGCACTTCCCAGTCTTTTAAATCCAAATGATCAAAGGTCATAAGCCCCTCCAGCATAGGGTTGCCTTGGACAGCCCGCGTAAGTCTGCTTTCATGATTACCGAATAAGAAAACTAAACGAGGCTTGAAAACCTTATGTTTGTTTTCCTTCTGTATTTTCTGGGCAGCTTTCAACGGTGCTAGAAGAAGTTCCATGCCTTTGTTGCCTGCCTCCACATCTGCCAAATATCGCTTACCTTCAAAGTATTTACTTCCAGCTTTATCGTGGCTGCTAAGGCTCGGGAAATCCCAATGATCTCCAATATGGACTACAACATCCGGCCTGTAATCAACAATTGCTTGTCCAGCCCACGTAAGGTGCTCCATTGGAATATTTGGTTTGCACTGTGTGTCAGGAATAACTAATATCTTCATTTAAAAGCTTTCTTAAATTCACCAGATGCTCGATACTCAGACATCTGATCCTCTAACTTAGTCAGCTCATGGATAATACCACGGAGCTTGACCTGTCGTTCAGTGTAACCCTTAATAGAATGGCTACTCAGATCAATAGTCACCTGCTTACCACAGTCGCTAAGAACAAAAGAACTGTCAACATAGGTTACAGAAGGGCTGAACTCTGCCTGCAAAGCAGCCATCCCAACCTTCTTGTTTAGAAAGACACGTGATAAATAACTCATAGGTAGTCCTCAGGGTTAAACACAGGACCTGTCCACTTCTCTCGGTCAACACCAAAGCGGCTCTCAGCAACAGCAACCCGCTCACGAATATCATACCCATACACATTGCTCATAAAAGAGACAAACTGCTCAAGCACCTCCGGCCACGTATCTCCGGGAGAGAAGCCCACAGAGATGTGTCGATCTTCACCGTCAGAGTATTGAAATCCGTAGGTTTCTTTGAATTCATTCATGGTTATTTCCTTCTTCTACAACAAATTTAAGAGAGAGATATTTATTCAAGTCGCCGGTTTCCATTGTGCGGGTTGCTTCAAAACCTCCTGTGCCCATCATGAAGAAAGGAGACGCTGGTTTATTATACACTTCTTCAAGCAGCCCACGAGCCTGCCTGCGCAGCTCTCCGACATAAGGAACGCCATCCACAGCAGTGACCCACTGCCAGTTCAAAGCAATCATTACTTGCTGCACTCGATGGAAGTCGAACTCGTCTAGGATGTTTTCAATTGTTTCAATTCGCATAATTTCCTTCCTTAGACAAAACGAACTAACGAGGAATCCTTGTTAGTTCACCTTGTCAGTTATTAAAAGCTTCCAACAATACTAGGGAATGCCTTAGCAATTTCTGCCTTACACAACAAAGCAACCTCTCGGTGCTCCTTCTGAGTTGCTGGTTCGTAGCGGATGGCTACATAGTGAAGCCAGCTCCGAAGTGTTCCATTCATAAACATTCGGCTCTTCGTAAGCCCTTCTGGCAGCACCTTACGAGCAACCTCTTTAGCAATCCCCTTCTTCAAAGCTTCTTGGTAGATGTATTCAGCATCTGCCGCAGCACGATGTTGCATACCAACCCACCAGTTCTTCAAATACTCGTCGTCGCTTTCAAGGCTGTTCTGCCGGTTCTTACTGTCTTGTAGCCGAGCCTCCCCATATTCAAAGCCGTCAGAAGGAACTTCCGCATAACGCTGCGAAAACTCTTGAAAGCTAAAGCTTCGATGGCGGAGAATCTGACGGGCAATGTCTCGGGTTGTCTCAATCTCCATGCAGATGTTAACACACTCAAAAGGGCTCCAATGGTTATTCTTAATCAAGTATTGAATAAGCTTTGGAGCTGTTGCTTCATTATTTTGATTAGCTGGGTTAGAAACACGGGCCATATAAGCTACTAGCTTCTCTCCCTCTGGTGTTGCCCACACTGTTGATACCTTCATTTAAAACCCCGCAATGACAAGAACACAAAATAGCAATAAGAAAGCTATTGATGGAAGAAACACTATAAACCAGCCAATTGTAATTAGTCCCAGTAGTTTCAATACAATCAGAACTGCTGTCAATAGGTTAAATATCATTTCTTCTTCCTTAGTTTCTTCTCTGCTGCGGTCTTCTCAGCATGGCAGGGCTTACAAAGCACACTTAAGTTGTCCTTCTCACAGAACAGCCTATCGACATAAACATCCCAGCTTACAAACCCCTTTGAAGGCTCCACCACAGGGCTTGTATGATCTATCTGCACATCCCCGCTAACAAACTCAACAGAGCAAGCGGAGCACATGTAGTGCATAGCAAGTTTGCCTGTCTTCTTGTTAGTTTGGCGTGTAGTAGAGGCTTCCTTCAGAGCAGCATACTTAGGAGGCCAGCGGCGGGTAGCCGTTCGTAGCGCACCAGTAACGAAGCTTCTGAATTTAGCTGCTGTCCATTCACCGTCATTGAAGGAGCTACGCTTCACTCGGAAGCTCCCATCGCTGTCCTTCAAAGCGGCTTAACCACAGCAGCCGTCCGTTCTCTAGAATGCGTTCAAGGGGCTCACCGCAGTCTATGTAAGCCTTCTTCACTGCCGCGTAAAGCTGTTGCTCTGTTTCACATCCTGCAAGAAGCTTCTTAGCTTTAACAGGGCCAATTCCATACAAGCCAACAATGTTATCAATTCTATCTCCTGTTAGCAGTTGTGTGTAGAAGCTTCGGATCCCTTCTTCTTCTGTCACATAGTATTCTTCCCGTTTGACGGGGTTGTAATGCCAGCCCGGAAGCTGGTCTAGGTCTTTGTCTACATGGACAATCCAACCTACATATTGAGTTGAAGCAATCCCTACATCGTCATCAGCTTCTTGGTTCTCGCTCACCGTAGCACCTAGAGAGATGAGCTTCTCTCGTAAGGCTTCGTAATGGACAGGGCGCTCAAGAAGCTTTCTGTTGCCTTTGTAGGGGTGTGTTACGGCTGTCCCATACCGGAAGTTTGTCTTCCCTGTAATGAAGGCATCGTAGTCTTCACACTTCAGTTGGATATAGACAATATCAAAAAGCTGTTCTTGAAGGCGACTACAGGCTATTTCTTCGGCTACATCCTTGGATGAGAACCCGATTTTATAAACCAAATAATCGCTATCAATAAACGCCGTATTAGGGCGCTCTGTCATCAAAGAACGTATTCGTCCAGCTCTTCAGACAGCTCCTTTGCAGGGCTGTACGTGGCCAGTTCAGTCACAATCAGCTTCTTAATAGAGGGAGCATTGCCGTGCATCTTGCTCATCTTGTGAGTGTAGAAGCTCATGACAGCAGCAACCTTAGTACCCTTGCCAATCTTCTCAGGATCGACTGCAACACCGTCTTCATCGACAGCAGAGTGAACATAGTTGCTCTTGCAGACAATGAAGGATCCCTGACCTTCTTTGTTCTTAATCTTAATACCCATAGCTTTGAGGGCTTCGCAGTCCTTCGGAGAAATATCACCAATGGTGCATTCGTATTTGGTACTGTCTTCATTGAACTTAGTGTTGAACTTAGTCATCCACTGAGTCCAGTACAAAGTTCCACCGATGCGAACTGGTTTCATGTTTTCTGTCATAATATTTCCTTGTTTAGTGAATTGTAGCTTCGTCTTCTGTCTCGCCGCCTAAGTGCTCTAGCGTTGCAATCAGCAAACCCACAACTTCGTTGGGACTAAGCCCTGCTGTGTGCTCTACTGAGAAGCAATCATTATACACTGTAATAATCAACTTTCCGATAATTTCCTCAGGATTCTTTTCTTCTTCCATCAGTGTACTTCTCCCCAATGTTTACCAATATGCCCTTCGGCACTAACAGGACAGCGCATATTGAGCATCTCGCCAGCCCTAGTAGCTGATTCTACCACAATTTTCACAACTTCTTCTGCATCTTTTGCAAAAACTTCAATACAGACCTCATCGTGAATAAAAGCAACAAGTTTGTAATCAATTTTCCTCTTACGAAGCACCTCTGTCAAGCAAACAATCCACCGCTTAGCAATAATTGCTCCTGCTGATTGTAGCAGACTATTCAATGCAGCGTGTTCGCTTCTCACAAGGATTCTTCGTCCATCTAAGCCCGGAACGCTACCCCCAGCAGAAATACTGTCAACCTTATCTTTCAACTTCTTAAGCGAAGGAGTGTTGTCCATAAAGTTCTTACTTAGCTTAGCCCCTGCTGTCCTTGACTTCCCTACAATGTCCCCGAGCTTTCCCGCGCCTGCGCCGTACAAAGTGGCGTATGTCAGTGTTTTTGAGACATTACGAGCATCTCTGTGCTCCTTAGTGTCTTCCTTCACAGTTCCCATTGGCACAAGACCAAAGGCCTGTGTGTTCTTCCAATGCACGTCGCCTTCTAAAAGCTCTCGCTGCCATTCAGCATCTTGCATGTAATGAGACAAGCACCGAAGCTCAATTCCTGACAAGTCAACACCTACCAAAACCCTGTCGTCCTCTACAGACCAACACTGCCTACACTCTGGCCCATACGGAGAAGAACTATTAGGAATCTGTGCAAGGTTTGGCGACGAATGTGTTGCCCTTCCGGTCACAGCTCCATTGGTAGTTACCCTGCCATGCACCCTTCCATCGTCCTCCACAGCTTCTAACCAGCTTTCTATCTGAGCAATTCGTTTTCCCAGCATCAGATATTCACTGATTAACTTTGCTTCTGGGAGCTTGCATCCATCCAAGCTTCCCTCATCAACAATTGGCTGCCCTGTAGGTGTAAAAGTGGTAGGCTCCCAGCCAAGTCCGATGAGCTTTTCTCCAATTTGTTGTCTGCTTCCGGGGTTGAACACAATTCTTGCTGATTTAAGAGGCTTCCCTGTTTTCTCGCTGATCCGCTCAACATCATAAGGGGGCCACCGTTCTTGCATAGCCTCATATATTCCATCCAGTTTTCCTCTGAGCAAAGTAAGAAGGCTAATTGCATGTTCGGCATCCAGTTTAAATCCATTACGTTCCTGCTGAGCTATGATAGCGGCTACAGAATGTTCCAGCTCCACACTTTCCTGTGAGAACTTCTTCTCCTCTGTTTCAGCTATCAAGTGCTTATAAAGCAAGGCTGTCACATCAATATCACGTTCACAATAGACAGCTAAGAGGGCTGGGTGAGGGAGGTCATAACATTCCCCCTTGTAAGCTTCTCGTCTGCCCATCAGCCACTGCCATGTGGCTTTGTAGTCAATCTTCGGAGTGCCTAATGTGCTGCCCCATTCGGCGAGGCTGTGGCCCCCTTCGCGGCTTGGGTTGAGCAAGCGAGATACTAGAAGAGTGTCGTAGCACTTGCTCAAAACTATCCGAGTCTTCCACAACCTGTTGAGGTGAAAGGCATCGAAGCTGATTATATTTTGGCCAATCAGTAACGTAGCGTCCGCGATATAGTCCTGAAATGCTTTTTCCTGATACCATGTGTGTTTCTCTCCAGTGTCTATATTCTTAGTGCAGCAAAGCCAGATTGTTTTATGATCTAGAGTTGTCTCAACGTCCACGACAATTCGTTTAACCGCATTCGTCCTCATACTTGTCCTTCAAAGGGTTTCGTTTAAGCTCTTCATGCTCATGGATAAGCTCTTGATACTTAGCTTGCAGGTCATAATACTTGGTTTCCAGCTCCATCATACGAGCAATTACGGCTTCAAGGGTTATCATTATAGCCCACTTTCATCAATAAGAGCACATTCATTTAAATATCCTGTCTTTCTGTCGTAATGCAAACCAAACTTCTCCCCTGTGGCGCTCCCTGCAAAGCGGTCTTTAAGCACTCGGAAGGTTGTTGTCTGTCGCTTCACAGGGTCAGGGTCTTGCTTGTTACGCTCAAGGCCAAAAAGAAAATGAGCCCACCGAGCAATTGCCCTACTACCTGTGAAGTGTTTCTCCAATACCCTTCCGCCTTCCTCGTGTGCCTTACCCTCTGGTGTTGTCAAGTGAGCAACAAAGTGAATAATAAGACCGTCAGATTGAGCCAGACTAGCCATCTCAGCCATGATTCCATCTAATGCCCTCCGTTCATCTTGTTCGTTGGCTGCCAATGCCGTCAGGTGATCTAGATAAATCATCTTGATATCGTAGGCTTTAGCGAAGTAGCGAATAATCCCCTTCACCGTTGCCCAATCCATCGCTCCAAAGTGCTCCATCATGTAGAGCTGCTTGCGGTTAGACAAACTATCTACACTGAACTCATACTGCGCCTGTGTCCAACCGGCGTCCGGAATATGATAGAGTTTTCGGTCAATCTTTCCAGCAACCCGCTGCGCAGTTTCTACAACATTCTGCTCAAGGTAGATCACCCCCACCTTCTCATTTAACACATCGATGTCATAGCTAATCTGTTGCGTAAATACATCAGTTTTGCCTACACCGACGCCTGCTCCGAAGCCATAGATTTCCCCCTTGCGGCGTCCATACGTCAGCTTGGTAAGTGTCGGGAAGCACCACGGAAGGCCAGCCACCGGAGGAGCAAGCATCCGTTCTTTGATGTCGCTAACGGTGACAATACCCTCTGGCTTAAACTCCTCAGCTCTCCACCACGTATTCACAAACTCCTTCTCCTTGCCAGCTGCTAAGTAGTCACAAGCATCTTTGAAGCCTGTCAAGTGCTTAACAATCTTGCTCTTTCCTCCGAAGAGCTCAGCAACCTCCTTAGCTGCTTTCATGCCCGGCTCGTCAGCATCAAAGCAAATAACAACTGAGTCAAAGGAGTCAAGCCACTCAAAAGCCTCTTTGCAGTCCTTCAGAGCCGCCTGTGCGCCATTGCGTACACTCACCGTGGGGTAGAGGGACCCCTGCATCTGAAAGGCCGCTAGAGCGTCCAACTCACCTTCGCAAATGGTGACAGCCTTTCCCCCAGAACTGAATATGGATTGTCCGAATAGCTGAGCGCCTTTAAAGTTTCCCCGGATAGAGAAAGATTTATCCGCAACACCTCTGACCTTTGCAGCAACAACAGTTCCTTTTCCGTCAGTGTAAGGGTAATAGTGGCTGTTTTCATCTTGTCTCACCTCGTATTTAGTGCATGTAGAGCGGGTGATTCCTCGTTCAGGAATGCTCTTGATTTCCCCTGTAATTTCCATAGGTGCTTTCATTGCGTGTTGTCGTTGTGCCTCTTCGTAGCCTCTGTAGCTATCCTCCTTGTCGCTCTCCCCTGCTGTAACCCCACAGGAGAAGCAGTGGGTGTGTCCATCGTCATAGAGGGCATTCCCGTCACTGCTGCCACAGGCTCCGCAGGACACGTGCTTTAAGAAACAGCTTGTCAAGAGATCCTCGCTTTCAGCATGGCGTCAGCCATCCGGTAAGAATTCTGGGCAATAACGGAGTAAACAGGTTCCCCGCAGGCTTGATCCAAAATAGAAGTAAGTCCCTGCATCGCCTTCGCAGCAAAGTAATCACGCAGGGTCATGCCGGGGACATCGTTGAAGTGTGCGTTAGGGAACGCTGCTTCGCTGTCTGCTTTAATCATCTTTCTTCCTTAAAAGAGGGCCTCTTCCCTCACCGGGATCGGCTTGGGAGGAATAATTATATCACCACTGGTGTCGCGCTTGGGGAAAGGCCACGGCGTGCTCATGTGTTCTTCTCTTTCAAACGAGCTTCCACATCATCAGCAACGCCCCTACCGTCGCACCACATGTCATATCCTTGATTGTCTACAGTGCGGGCATCTACGATGGTTTCTTTCTCCTCCACCGTCAACCCTACCCATTCGCGCTTGGCTAAATGTAGCAATGACTCGTCCGTGAGGTGCTTACGTCCGTTGCAGTCAGTAGTAACTCTGGTCATGTCTTATCTCCTATGCCGTGGGCGGCTTCGATGGCTCGGGCAAAAATCAACGCCCCACCATACGGCTCCGCATCTGCAATGTCATAAATCTCTTTGTCCGTCAGCGGCTGGCACTTGTCGCAGCTTTGCTGCTCCTTTGGTGGTGATGTGTAGAGCGGGTATAGGGTGCCTTCGTCATACGCATCATCAGGCGGTTCAAACAAATCTAACCGAGTGTGCGTATGATTTACCTCATATATCCAAGCCGCTGGCTTCTGCCCCACCATATCGAGCGAGTCCTCGGAATGGTTGGGCATGGTGCCCTCACTGATGAGGGTAGCATCGGGCTGTGCTAAGGCTTCACGCAGGTCGTCCATCACATCCAGATACTGATCTAGCTGAAAATCATCGTTAATCTTGTCAGTCAATTCATCCAGCGCCTCAAGCGCCTGTTGCATTACTTCGCGGGTCATATCGTCTTCCTATAAAGCGTGTTCCGTGTTTCAAAGTCTCCATTAGGGCTTTTGTGAAGCACCTTTGAAGTGTGTATGAGTTGTGTTCCTAGCAAAGGGTGTTCAATTCCGTACACCGTTGCCGTTTCTATTTTAGGAGACACGCTATATATTGAAAACACAGCTTCTCCTACGTATTCTACCACTGGTTTCATTTCAATACCCCTAGATAAGTTAAGATAAAAGTTATTACCTTAGAAGCCATCAGTCAGTGCCTAGTAAATTAATTATAAACACAACAACAATAGCTGAGACATAAATCATTGACGCTCCCCTAACATGTTAAGTATTGATGATAACACACTTTGAAGCCCTTTGGTTTGCACCAAAGCAACGACATCATTCAGTACCTGCCATTCATGAAACTCCTGTTCCATCAAATCGTAAAAGCCTTCTTCTTGTTCTTCTTCCTGTGTGTAAAAGTCATTGGCCATAAACGCCCTTCAAAGGTGGTTATTGTTTAATAAATTATCTATCACCAAAGCCCTTAGAAGAACTTAGCTCTTCATAGTCTTTAAAGGTAGGGTATTCTAGATTGTCGTTGTTGTCAAGCTCTTCTTCAATTAAACTTCCGTTTAGTAGGTCTTTCCTGTCAAGCGTAGGCAACGAAGCACTACGGGTGACCGAATGGTGGCAGCTGTTGCACATGTCCAAGAACTCACGCGTTAGGGCATGGCGGCGGGTGCTCTCGAAGTCGTTCAATTGTTTATCGCAACAGACGCAACGCATTTAGAGCACCTCCGCAGCTTTGAGCTTACCTGTCTCTCCATCAAAGGTGAGTTTCAGGTTATCAGTTTCAAATTTCCTATCTGAGAACCGGTCTGCGGTGAGTGTCGATACGTGTGTGTACCGTGAATAGTCCTGCTTCTGATCTGGCTTGACGCGATAGCTGATACTCATAGACCACGCGGGGTGGTAATCAATATACCACCCGTAATCAAATACTTGGCTTTCAATCTCAGCCCCATCAGCCCATGCCTTGATTAGTTCTGCGTGTACGTGTGGTGTTTTCATTGGTTTCTTTCTTGGCTTCACAGAAGCCTCTAGGTTGGTCTATCGGGTGGTTGGGCTACGTAGCCCTCTAATGTCTCATAAAACACGCCTTAGGCCGTTTAAGCGCCTTTAAAGGTGCATTCCTTCAGTTTACCTGTTGTTCCATCAAAGACAAGAACACAATTGGCTTCCAAAGGGGCTGCGGCGTACAGCAGAGGCCCAGCACTGAGGCTGTTCACAATGAGGGCTTCGCGCACAATGTCCTTCGGTGCTTCGGGCTTGATGCGGTAGGCGACATCCTCATACCACGTTGGGTTATCAATAGCGTGCCATGTATCATGATAACCGTCGTAGAGTTCTATCTCTTTTCCCTTAGCCCATTCCATGATGATGTCGTAATGCTTATGCTTCATTCTATCTCTCCTACAATTGAATATTTAATAACACGTTTATTGAATCTCTGCTGCTTAAAGCACACAAAGTCGCCGCTATCCGCAGCGACGAAGGCTTCCCAGCTCTTGCTATGCTGACAAAGCCCCTCAGCTCTTGCAAGCCTCAGCTCGTCTTCTACGCCCTTCGCAGTATAACCAATGGCTAGGCCTAGGACAAGCCCTGCGAAGGCCAGTACAGGCCATTTTAGGGCGCTTATGAGTTCCATACGTAGTCAGCTAACAACTGTTCCTCTATTTCATGCACCACCCGAGGATCAATAACAAGCATTAAATCCATACCTCTTACAATCAAAGAACACAAGGAGACTATTGGATAGCTGTCGTCTACTGGTTCAATAGTGAACTGTCCACTAAAGCAAATACCATCGACAATCTCTTGATACTTATGTTTAATCATTTGTTTCCTTAACTACAATTAGTTTATATAGATTAGCAGGCTCGCCTCCTAGGCTGTTATTCTCAAACATCCAGTCGAGAGCGTATGAGCGATCATTGAACGATGCGGCGACAATGCCGCTTGAGACGTGGACAATTTTATACATGTTTTTACCTATTAAGAAACGTAAATAAACAAACCAAAGGCAATGCCAATGCCTAGGACAACGGCTAAGAGCACGTCAGCGAAGCGCTCAAGGCGTGAAGGTACAGTGGTGATGGTGTAGGGCTTCATAAGTTCTTTCAGTATAACATGAATTAGGCTACAAAGCCTAGCTTGAGAAAATTCTCTTTGCATTTATACACAGCAACAACGCTCTTCCGGCTTGAATTGACGCCCTTGTCAACAATGGCCCCATCGATGACGGCTAAGGCGTGGCCAGTGATAACGACAATAAAGCGTCCAAGTCCCAAAGTAGGCAACAAGCTGCCAAGGCTAATTCCCTTGAAGGCCTTCACCTTGTAACGATAAGCAAAACCCCTAGTTGTCGTTGTCTTGCCGTATATGCCTACAAAGCTCAACCCTGCGGATTGGTAGGCTTCATGCCACACGCGAGGATGGCAACCCTTACCCGCTTCACGTCCCTTGCTTTGTAGGGCTTTGTGCGCGGCTTCGTAGGGAATGCCTGCGGCATTGGCCAAAGCTCTGACGGTGCAGTCTTTGGACTCGGTAGGGTTTGTAGCCCCTGTAGCTATTGATTTTATATACATGGCCTGCTTTCGTTAGAACTGAGCGTAGACAATTAAACCTGCATCAGTGATGCCAACCACTGACGTATTGTCTTGCAAGTAGTCCAGTACGTTATCATCTTCTTCTAGTTGATAATCGTTTGCTATCTGCCTTGGCGAGGCTTCGGAGTATTCGCAGCAAATGGCAATTACATCGAGCTCTGATTCAGGGCTGATTTCTTCAATGTAGTCATAAAGCAGTTCGAGGGCTTCATAGGAGAACTGGTCTTGACGGCCCATATCGCGGAATTGGTCACGGAACTGGCTAGCGTTGTCAATGGTGATGTGCATTTGAGGCTTTCGTTAGTGAGGGTTTAAGTATCGGGGAAACTTTGGAGGCTGTCAAGCCCCGAAGGGCTTATTTACTAGGGGTTTTCCCTCAGTGTTTCTTATAAGACACGTTATCCACTGCCTTATCCCAGCATTTGCGACAATCATTACATTTGTTGTTGTGCTTATAAGCCTCACACGTTGTCCCCTTGGCTTCACTGCTTTCATGCACTGTCGATGTGTGGGCAAAGCCCGCAGGAACCTCGCCATCAATCATAGTTGCAGAGACGCGCACAATTAGGTTATCAGGGAAAGCGCCGAATGCGTCAACGAATTGATGAACAATCTTTTTCTCACGGGTAGGAATCCAAAACTTCACCAAAGGCAAAGCCTCTGCAATTTTTACAATGTTCAACAGGTGTTGAAAGCTTTGCAAGTCTCCTGCATCATGCCACCGGAACCATTGTGTTTTGCTCTTATCTATTTGTAACGTCATAGCCTCGGTCCATTGTGGATGTTCTAGGCTTGAGAGACGGGTTTCATGGGCTTGCATCACAGAAGGGTACGAATAGTTGGCTTTTAAAGCATAACAGCCGTGACAGACGCTCCCTTCAATTGTGGCGAGCTTAGCCCCTACAATGCAGCGCTTGGCGCTTATGCCATAACTTAAGCCCGGCATCTTTGATGGCTTGCCTAATGAACCGGCGACGGCTTTGGCGGCTTTGAGAGTTTTGATAACTTGCACGATTTGCCTTATTTGTTAGCTAATAATTGATTCACGCCCGATACCAAAGATTCTACACTCTTAGCAAACCTATTAGAACCACCGGTATAGTCTTTCAAGTGCTCGGCGGTGCGATATAGGTAGCCAAGACTACCGCATTGTTCAGTATTGACGTAGACAATGGCCCCGTTTAGCGAGACAAAGCCACCACAACCCCGTTTGTTTCCGTTAATGTTAATATTTTTAAGGGCTACAGAATGAGAAGAGCTGAATTGATTCTTGAGTTTAGTGGCTAATAACATGGCTGCTTTCTAGGTTGTTAGCCCTGCGTTGTTGCTTGGCTTGTGTCTAGTATAGTCGACTTTGCTTGTGTGTCTAGCTTTATTTCATAGGGGTTTTCCCTTGTGGTAGATTAACAACACTCTTGTGTGTTTCTATATAGTGTGTGGTGCATGGCTGTATAGGTGGCTGTATAGGCACCAACAAAGCCCCCCACTTCATAGGTTATGAAGTTTCATATGGTGAA